CGTCGTCGTCGTCGTGGGCGCGGTCGTATTGAACGTATCAAGTGTGGTTGCCGCCTTCTTACGCTGATTAATCGTCATTTCATTTTCGGGTGTTTCAACTGTAAAATTCTCCGTGGATAATACTGGTGTTTCGGTCTTGTAATTTTTGAGTAGGCCTTTTATTTGGGTCATAAGTTCAGGTTCTGCCGCCGCCGCCGCCGCCGCCGCCGCTTTGGCCTTCTTCGCGCGGTCGTCGGCCTCGAATCCCTCCTGTATTGCCGCCTTTGCTTGATAACATCGGGTTTTAATGAGCTCTGATATCTTCCATATTGCAAAAACGATTATAATGAGGCCGATGAATACGAATTCTATTTGGTTTTCTTTCATTATGTTGTATATAATATGAGATTTTTATATATTATGGTATATAAAGTAATATATAACATAATATATAACGTAATATCAATCCCGCCGCAGACAGTACTAAATGACTGGTGGTTTATTGAATCTGGTCGCTACAGGCAATCAAAATGTTATTCTCAACGGCAACCCCAAAAAATCGTTTTTCAAAAGTACATACCTTAAATATACGAATTTCGGTCTTCAAAAGTTTAGAGTTGATTTCGATGGTCAGAAGAAGTTGCGTATGACCGAAGAGTCCAAATTCACATTCTATATACCGAGATATGCGGAACTACTGATGGATACGTATATTTGCGTGACACTGCCGTCGATCTGGAGCCCGATTCATCCTCCGGCGCGTCTCGAAGATATGTGGGCGCCGTATGAGTACCGGTGGATTGAAAATCTGGGCACGCAAATGGTGAAGGAAATCGTGATTTCGGTCGGCGGTATGACCCTCCAGCGTTTCACCGGCAATAATTTGATGTCGATTGTCGAGCGCGACCTCGATAATACCAAGCGCGAATTATATAATGAAATGACGGGACACGTGCCTGAGTTATACAATCCGGGTTGTTCCGGCGCACGATTGAACCAGTATCCGAACGCCTATCGCACCGGTAACGTCGCTGGGTCAGAACCGTCGATTCGTGGGCGAAAACTATACATTCCCATCAACGCATGGTTCACCCTGTCGTCTAAGATGGCATTTCCGCTCGTATGCCTTCAATATAATCAACTTCAAATTGATGTGACGCTACGGCCGGTGAAAGAGTTATTCACGATACGCGATGTGGGCGACCCAGGCAATTACTGGCCGGTGGTTCAGCCAGATTTTACGAATCCGCTCCATCAGATGTGGCGGTTCTTATACCCGCCACCAAGTATCGATTTATCTCTCAATTCATATCCGAGTATTCGCACAGATTGGAATGCGGATGTTCATCTCATTGCGACATACTGCTTTCTCTCGGATGAAGAATCGAAGGTGTTCGCAGCCAACCAGCAGAAATACCTGATCAAATCGTATTATGACTGGGTGTTTAACGATGTAACCGGTAATCGAAAAATCAAAATAGAGAATTCGATGGGAATGGTGGCGTCATGGACGATGTTCTTCCAGAGGAGCGATGTAAATATGCGAAATGAATGGAGCAATTATACGAACTGGCCTTATGGCTATTTGCCGTATGATATTATTCCAGCGCCGATTGATGATGAATGGCGCCCTTCGGCGTTTAACGAGAATATCGCGATGTTGAGTGATTTGGCATCATCGAATCCGGCGTTTCCACACGATCGCTACTTCTTCGACAAAAATGGACCGAATAACGGGATTGGTCCCGGTATCAATCCGCGCGATAAACGACTCACTGGACTTCATATTACCGGCGACTTCCAATCGGAGAATCAGCGCGACATATTACAGACGATGGGAATCTCTCTGAATGGGAAATATAGAGAGAATTTACTGGACGCGGGAGTGTATAATTACATCGAAAAATACACGCGCACGAAAGGGAGCGCGAAACCGGGGATTTATTGCTACAACTTCTGCCTGAATTCAGACCCGTTTGACCTACAACCAAGTGGTGCTATTAATATGAGCAAGTTCAATCAGATAGAGCTGGAAATGGCGACGATATATCCTCCGCTGGACTCTGCTGCGGAAGTTAAGGTGATTTGTAATCCGAATACACGAGAGATTATCGGTATGAATAAGCCGAATGTGAATATTTATCTTTATTCATATGATTTACACATACTGGAAGAGAGGTATAATGTGCTGACGTTTGTATCGGGGAATTGCGGGTTGATGTACGCGCGGTGAAATACGTCGTTTCGCGTTTCACGCCGCTCCAAAATTATTATATCGTATATATAACCTGAATACATATACGATGGCGGATGATGAAGAAACAAATGTTGATGATGGCGGCGGCAACGAAGAAGAAGAAGAAGAAAGTAGCGTATTTAGCAATGTCGGTGGAATGTTCGGCGGCGACGGCGACAGCGACGGCGACAAAGAAAAGGACAAAAATGCGAATGAGGAAGCGACCCCTAAAAAAGAAAAAGCAAAACCGAAATCGCTATTCGATATAGCCGCACTTAAAGAGTTTGGATTAAGTGTATTGGCGCTTTTTATTGAAACCATCATCATTTCGGTGATTTGTGTAAATATACTCTTCTTTTCAGCACCAGAGAGTATCCGAAACAATGGACTCAATCTAAATAAACTCTTCCCAACTGACCGACATGAGTGGCCCTATTGTTATACGAATGAATATACCTCATGTGATGCGACGAAATGCGACGATAAATTCGGCGGAATAGCCGACGACCCTAAAATCGAAACCGGCAAAAAAATCTTCCTGAAAGCCGCTATCCTCTTAGACACATACGTATTCAAATGGTTCTGCCTCACCAAAGAAGATGTAGATATGGTGAAAGACAGCGTGGATGAAGGCGTCACGAGTGTAAATCTGCTGAATTGGGATTTCATTAAGGCGCGATTTAAGCAATGGATTAACAATTCATTCATATTTTCGTTTTCATCCGATCGCGCGATGATGCTCTACGTATTTGATAAAATCACGAAGATGTCGCAAGCGATACCGGCAGAATTATACGATGTAGTCAGCCCGCTGCTTATTATCTTCATGCCAATCGTGTTTCTGCTTTTCGTAGGGTTTATGTTAATGGGCGGTCCATTCTTTACTACAGTTATCGGCATGATTGTAAATCAAACCGACCACCGTAAGGAATTTATAGGCGGCTCATTATGGTCATTATTTACTGGATTTGGCTTGGGTGTTTTACCGGTTATCTCGTATTTTGTTCAACTCATCCAGTTCATAGGCACATTCTTTATTTATCCGCTTCTTCACTGGGACCAATACCGCGAGTTATATTCACGTTATGTTCCAATTATATTCTTCTTCTTTAATTTGACGCTGATGTTTTACGCGTTCGAGTATTTGGACATAAATGTCGCAGCGATAGTCATTCTGATGTTGCTGTTATTATATCTGACGCATTACTGGCAAGGAATTATGGAATTTTTCAACAGTATAAAAAATTGGGGCGCATAGAAAGAACATAAATAATATCGTATAAGAAGTATTATACTCCTTTATACGATAACATGGGTGGAAAGAATAGAACGGCGGCCGCACATGCCGCTTCTGCCGCGACAATTGAAAAATCAAGCCCCGAGTATTTCAAGAAATATCCGTTTGTCAGTGTTTGTACACCCACATTCAACCGCCGGCCATTTATTCACGCGATGATTAGTTGTTTCAACGCACAAGATTATCCACATGATCGTATGGAGTGGATTATTATTGATGATGGAACCGACCCAGTTGAAGACCTCATCGCATCGCATCCTCGTGTTAAGTACTTTAAATACGAGATCAAAATGACACTTGGAAAGAAGCGTAACCTGCTTCACGAGAAGTCGCGCGGTGAAATCTTGGTGTATATGGATGACGACGACTATTATCCACCCAAACGCGTCTCTCACGCGGTAGAAATGCTGGTTTCACATCCTGACGCTTTATGTGCGGGGTCTAGCGAGATTTACATTTATTTCAAACATATTCAACAAATGAAACGTTTTGGTCCCTATGGTCCGAACCATGCTACGGCGGGAACATTCGCATTCAAGCGCAAATTGATTAAAAATAACCGGTATAACGATGATGCGTGCTTGGCAGAAGAGCGCGCGTTCCTGAAAGATTATACAGTCCCCTTTGTCCAACTCGACCCTATGAAGGTGATTCTTGTGTTTTCGCATGAGCATAATACGTTTGATAAACGCAAGCTATTGGTGAATGCGAATCCGGATGTTGTGAGAGATTCACCGAAGAAAGTCATGGATTTCATCAAAGACAACGCGCTTCGTAAGTTTTATATGTCGGATTTGGAGAAATTATTGGAAGATTATGCGCCGGGCCGACCTGACATGAAACCCGATGTCATCGCGCAGACACTTCAGCTCGAGAAGGATCGCGCAAAGATGGCGGAAGATGCGGCGGCTATGGGGGGCGGCGGCAATATCATACTCCATCAAGATGGACAACCTCCAATCACGTTAAATAATCAGCAGGTCGTCCAGATTCTTCAGAAATTACAGACGGAGGTTGATGTGCAAAAGAAGGAGATTGATCGTTTGAAGTATGAAAACGCGATGTTGAACCACAAATATGAAACAGTACGAAAGGAATTATCGGTTGCTCCGAGTACCGCCGACACCGACACCGCCGCCGACACCGCCGCCGACACCGCCACCGACACCGCCGAA